TAATTCCCTTTGATGAGAAAGATTTTGAAGATGATACTTTTTTTGTCTATTCAGGAATGAATGTTTTTATTGATAAAAGATTTGGTTCTTATTGCGAAGTCACCGATTCAGGGTGGCTTAATATTTTTGATAGAATAAAGCTGCACGAAGATAAAATTAAAGCCTTTAAAAAAGATATTATACAGCTAAAACTGTTTTAAAACTTGGAAGTTTTGAAAGCGATTTGAAACCTACCATTGAATTATGGAGGTTTGCTATGATTTGGAAAATTGAAAAAAGAAATATTAACGATTTAAAAAGTTATGAGAAAAACCCTAGGAAATTTACTAAAAAGGGTTTGGCTGATTTAAAAGAAAGCATCACGAATTGTGGCGATGCAAATATTATCACGATAAATGCAGATAATACTGTTTTGGGTAGTCATGCTCGCTTAAAGGTTATGAAGCAGTTAGGATTTAAAGAGGTTGATGTTAAAGTTCCGGATGAATTGTTGAATGAGCAGCAAGTAAAAGAAATTGTTGTTAGGCTTAATGCGAATAATGCGGGCGATTGGGATATTGCAAAACTTAATGCTTTTTTTGATAAAGATTACTTAAAAAATTGGGGATTAGATATTGATTTAGGCTTGGATTTGAATAAAAACGAAGTTAAGGAAGTAGATGTTCCGGAAAAACCAAAAGCAAGATGTAAGCAAGGTCAAGTTTGGCAGCTTGGAAAACATAAACTTATTTGTGGCGACTGCTTGAATAAAGAAACTCTAGCAGCTTTAATGGGCGATAAAACAGCTCATTTGCTTTTGACAGATCCACCTTATAATGTTGATTATGAAGGGCAAGCAGGAAAAATTAAAAACGATAATATGACCGATAGTGTATTTTTGAACTTTCTTTCTGATGCATTTTTGAATGCTGCAGAGTATTTGAAAGCAGGTTCAAGTTTTTATATTTGGCATGCAGATTCGCAAGGTTATATTTTCAGGAAAGCTGCTCAAGAAAATTTAGGACCAATTAGACAATGTTTAATTTGGCTTAAAAATTCAATGGTTATGGGTAGGCAGGATTATCAATGGATACATGAGCCTTGTTTGTATGGTTGGACTTCCGGCGATTCGCATCTATGGGCAAGCGATAGAAAACAGATTACAGTTTTACAATTTGATAGACCACAGAAAAGCAAAGAGCACCCTACAATGAAACCGGTTAAACTTTTTGATTATTTGATAAAAAACAACACGAGAAAAGATGATATTGTTTTAGATATTTTTGCCGGTTCAGGCACTTCCTTAATGGCTTGCGAGCAAAACGGCAGGACTTGTTATTGCATTGAACTTGATGAGCATTATTGCGATATTATAATTGAAAGATGGGAAAAACTAACAGGTTTGACTGCAACTGTGCTATAATGTTTGTATGGGTAAAATAATGAAAGAAAATTTAAAGCCATGCAGAACGACCGAGGAAGCAAGAGAACGAGGTCGCAAAGGTGGCATCAATTCCGGAAAGCGAAAAAAGGAAAAAAGGAAGCTCAAGGAAATTGCTGAAATGTTACTTGATATGAAAGCACCTGATGATATTATTGCAAAGTTTGAGCAGCTTTATCCGGACCTTGATGCAAAAGAAATGACAAACCGATTAGCGATAGTTCAAAGGCTTATTTTGAATGCTCTTGCTGGAGATAACAAAGCATTTGAATTGTTGCGTGATCAGATTGGCGAAAAACCAAAAGAAGAAATTGTTAATACAAATCAAAACATCAATATTACTGATGAAAAAGTAATAAATGCAGTATTGAAAAAAGTAAAAGATTTATAATATGGCGATTTTTATTGAGGATTTTCCAACAGCAGAAGAAAGAGCCGTTTTAAAGCTCATTTGTGAAAATAGTTTAAAAGCATACATTAAAATTATGCACTATTACAATACCGGGGCTCATTTTACTTTTAAGCCTTTTCATGATGAGGTTATTGAAGCACTTGAACGAATTGCTAAGTATGAAACGACTAAAAACTTAATCCTTAATCTTCCGGTTGGTTTTGGTAAATCTGCAATGGTTGAATATTTTATTTCTTGGGTTTTTGCAAGGAATAAAAATATTTGTAATTTATACACTTCTTATTCCGATAAACTTATTATAAAATTTTCTTCTGAAATTATGGAAATAATGAAGTCAGATCCTTTTGCTGCGATGTGGGGATATTCTTTCAAGAAAGATAAAAAGAGTAAAGCAAATTGGAGTATTGAGGGTTCTGTCGGTCGTGCCGGATTAACTGCCGGTTCTATTGGTGGAACTATTACCGGTTTAGATGCAGGCAACCCTGCAGTAGAAGGTTTTTGTGGAGTTTTGATTATAGACGATCCAATGAAAGCCGGTGATGAAATATATGAAAATAAAAGAGATTTAGTTGTTGAATATTTTTCAAGAAAGTTGCCGTCTCGTTTAAGACGTGCTGACGTTCCTATGATTTTGATAATGCAAAGATTACATGAGGAAGATTTAACCGGCTACATAAAAAACGAGGGCAAATATGCATCAGAATTAACACCGGAACAAAAAGAGAGTTGGCAAGAAGATTGGGATTGTATAACTGTTCAAGCATTGGTTGATGAAAAATCTACATGGGAAGAAAAAGTTAGTACAAAAATGCTTTTAAGAGAGAGAGATAGAGAGCCTTGGTTTTTCTATCCTCAAAGGCAGCAAGCACCGGACACTAATTTTAACACTCATTTTAAAGGTTTACATTTTGAAGAAAACAATTCAAGAATTTATGACGGCATCGGTCATGTGGATAAATCATTCGGAGGGGAAGATAGCACAGCATTAACGATTATAAATAAAGTTCCTTTCTTTGATGAAGATGATAATTATGTTAAAGATGATATAATAATGTTTGGTAAGAAGTGGAATAAACACATTGATGAATGCATTGATGAAATTAACATGTGGTGCAAAATGTTCAGGTGTGGCACAGTTTACACAGAAAATAACGATGATAAAGGCTACACAGCAAAAAACAATGATAATTTTGCAACTTACCACGAATCAATGAATAAGCATTTTAAAATAATGACTTACTTATATTCAAATTGGAAAGACATTAAATTTTTAAGAGATACGGATTATGATTACATCAGACAAATACAAACTTATGAAGAAAAAGCGAAGCATGACGACTGCCCTGATAGTGCTGCAAGTGCTATAAGATTATTAGAGGGTTATGGAATAGAAACTGTTAGTGGAATTGTGGTATAATAAAATTATGATTAAAGTTTTTGATACAGAAATTAACGAAAAAAATATTGCGAGTTGGATTGAACTTTTTAAAAATGGTCGCCAAAGAGAGCTGCTTAAATTAGATGCTTTTTATAAAGGCGAAGATGATATTGGAAAAGTTGTTCAAGGCAAAAACAGAATTGATAACAGAGTTCATACAAATTTAGCTTACATGATTTGTAAGAATGCTGTTGATTATTTTATTGGCGAGCCGGCTTCTTATTCTTTTGCAAAATCTTTTAAAGAATTTGAATATGTTGATAACTTGCAGTTTGAAAACATTGAAGAAGCTGAAAACAAAGAAATTGCAAAAGACTGTTCAAAATTTGGTAAAGCCTTTGAACTTGTAAATATTAAAGAGGATAAAACACTTTATTACAAAAGATTAGATCCATTATTCACTTTTGATGTTTTTGCAACTTCTGTTTTAGAAGAAAGAATCGCAAGTATTACTTACATCACTTACAAAGAAAGATATTCAGTTATTACAAAGGGTTATGTTTACACACCTGAAGAAATTATTGAATTCACTTATAAAAATAAACAAGTTGCTTTTGGGGAAAGAATACCAAACGTCTTTGGCAAAATTCCTGTAATTTATTTTCAAAATAATTCAGATGAAATCGGCGATTATGAAAGAGTAACCGATTTATTAACTGCTTATAATAAATTGATGTCATGTGCGACTGACGATTATGAAAGCATTTCAAATGCTATTTTGTTAATCAAAGATACAAAGCAAATTAGTGAAGAAGCTAAAAAAAGTTTAAACTCTACAAGAGCAATTCAATTATTTTCAGAAAATGCTGAAATGGCATTCATCAATAAAACTCTTGATAGTAATTTTGTTAAAACTTTAAGAGAAGCATTGAGAGAGGATATTTTAACTGTTTCAAATGTTCCGGACTTCACAGATGAGAAGTTTGCCGGCAACTCTTCAGGTGTTGCTTTGCGTTATAAACTTATCGGATTTGAAAACTTAAGAGCGGATAAAGAAATTTACTTCAAGCAAGCACTTCACAGAAGATGGAAAGTTATCAGCTTATATCCTGCAAAAACTTTTGATTTAAAAAGAGATGATATTACAATCAATATGTTTGCTAATCTTCCATCTAACATTGAACTTGATTTGCAGCTTGCAGAGCTTTATAATGCCGGTGGAATTTCAAGAAAAACAATGCTTGAAAACATGCAAATTGTAAAAGATGTTGATGAAGAATTAAAAAGAATAGAGGAAGAAAAACCAAAGATTGACACAACTGATAAAAACAGCAATCTTGATTTAAGGGTTTAATAAATGTTTATATCTGAAGATAGAGATTTCATTGAAGAAGTTATAAATGAAAGTGAAAGCAAAACAGATTCATTCATGAGCAAAGTAAATAATGCTCTTTTTGACATGTTAAAAAACCCTACTGATGAGCAAATAAAAAAATTCAGAGATACAAGAGATGCTTTATTGGTTGGTTGGCTTTTGGCTATGATGGAAGATGCAAGACCTGATTTTTATCAGGCTGCACAAATCGGAATTGATGTAGCCGATAGGCAACTTGCAGAAAAAGGAATTAAAGAGATTAAAAACAAAAA